CGCCCTTGTTGGCGTATGTCTGACGCAACCGGCATCGCAGGGATTTGCACGATGGAATTGAACAAAGCGATCGCGTCTTTCATGGTCAACACGGCGCGACGGCTCGACACTGTCTTTCCGAACATGGGTTTCGAAAACAAAACTTCGACCCATCGCCGCGAATTCTTGCTTCCATCGACATTAGAATTCGCCGACTTTTATGAAAAGTTCGATCGCAACGGCATCGCTGAAGGCGCTGTCGAACAGACCGTTCTTCAGACTTGGGAAGATTATCCGCAGTTTTCAGAAGATGACGACTTCGACAACGACACGCCGCGCGAAGCTGAACTAAAGAAGAAGCTGGAAAAACTGCGGTTCTGGCAAAAGGTCGCAGAAACCGATCGGCGCGGCATGGTCGGGGCTTATTCAGGTTTGATCTTGCGGATCGCCGACGACCAGCAATTCAACCAACCCCTGAAACGCATGAACAACGGTCTTGACGCGTTGGTCGAAGTTATACCCGCTTGGGAAGGCCAACTTCGGGCCTCTGAATTCTACGAAGACCCGTCACACGAACTTTACGGCGAAGTCAAAATGTTTCAGTTCAACGAAGCGAACGTCGGGAACAAAAGACAGATGAACCGAAGCGGCGACATTCATCCCGATCGGGTTTTGATCTGGTCGCGTGACGGCACGGTTCATGGTCGTTCGATGCTGAAGTCGGGCTTCGATGACCTGATGACGATGGAACGCATTGTCGGGGCAGGCGGCGAAGCTTTCCGACGCAATGCAACAGGTAGGCCAGTTCTTGAAACAAACAAAGACATTCGGATCGACGACCTTCGTCGGGGTCTTGGCGTTACGACTGACGGTGAAATCGCCGACGCAATGGCGCAACAGATCGAAGACTTTTCTGAAGGCTTCGACAAGTTCTTGATGCTTCAGGGCATGACGGCCAAGACGCTAGACGCCAAGATCGGCGACCCCGAACAACCATTCGCGATCGCGCTTCAATGTTTCTGCGCATCATGGCCGATTCCCGCGAAGGTCTTGGTCGGATCGCAGACCGGCGAACGCGCAAGTTCTGAAGACAATGACATTTGGAAGAAGACCAACAACGCCAGACGCGAAAACATTTGCAAGCCGAACTTGATGGAATTCATCGAACGGCTGAAGAAGTTCGGTATCGTCGACGACGTTGAATGGCTTATTCAGTGGTCAGACCTTACAGAATCGACGATGTCTGAAAAGATTGACCGCGCGGCCAAGATGAACGAAATGAATGCGAAGTCGGCAGATGAACCATTGTTCTTGTCTGAAGAAATTCGCGAAGTCATGGGCTATAAAGAAATTGAACTTTCAGACGACTTTGACGACGACGTCGAAGAACCTGAAGACGATTTACCGTTCGACGAACCTGAAAAGAAGGTCGAACCAGAAGAAGGTGATGAAGAATGATCCACACTGAAACCGTTCGCATCAATGTTCGCAGCAGCGTGAACGCATCGAAAATCCGGCGTGAAAAACGAAACGGTCGCGACAAGATCATCGTTCCAAGCGCGACGTTGCCTGATGACGTCATCATGAACGGCATCAAATATCCGGCGGCTGAAATCGCCAAGGCTTACAAGACGCTGGAAAACAAACCGGCCCCTCTTGGTCATCCAACAATCAACGGCGAATTCGTCAGCGCGTCCGACCCCGAAGGGATCAATCTTGGCTGGATCGGGGCGCACAACGAAAACGTTCGTCAGGAAAAGGGCCGCGTTTTGCTCGACAAGGTGATCGACGTCGCGCGGGCCAATGAAAGCGAAGGCGGTCGTCGGGTTCTTGCGGCGATTGAAAAGGGCGATGTGATCCACACTTCGAACGCGCTGTTCTGCAACCTTGAAGACCCCGACGGCGACGATCATGAAAGCATCGCCGTGAATATGTTTTTCGACCATGACGCGATTCTTCTGGATGAAGACGGCGCGGCAACCCCGAAGCAGGGCGTCGGAATTTTTGTGAATTCGAAAGGCAAGTCGGAAAAAGTCGATGTTCTGAACATGGAAATTGAAGAAGAAATCGACGATCAGATCAAATGGTCAGCGCATTCGTTAGCGTCGGCCATTGATAAGAAATCGCGGCTTTCGGCAGTTGGGGAAATTACGCAAGCAATTTTCAAAGCGATCGGATATAAAGGCGCGGCAACCGCAACCAATGATGTTCCTAAGAAGGAGACAGAACAGATGGCTGATAAAGAACAGCTTGACGCGCTTAACAACCAGATGGCTGAAATCAAAACAGCCGTCGAAGGTATGGGTTCAACCCTAGCCGAAACGTTGTCGAACGCGATCACAGGCGCAATGGCAACGGCTTTGAAGCCAATGGTCGACGCGCAGAACGCGGCACAGACAGCAAAAGAAGCGGCTGAAACCGCTGAACTTGCGGGCTATGTCGAAACGATCGTCAAGTCGAACATGCTTTCGAAAGAAGCCGCTGACGCCTTGCCGATGGCCGCTGCGAAAGAAATGGCAGCAAATGCGAAAACCCCGAAGGCTGCGAAGCTGAACGGCGCATTCAACGCAAACAGCGATGATGATGATTTCGGTGACTATGATCCGAATGTAAACATCGACGCCGCAATGAAGGGGGCTTAAATCATGGCAAACCGTGTTTTTCGCGCACCGATCGACCGTCAATTCCAAACGGTCAATCTTCCCGTAACCGGCGCACTTCTTCCCGCGACTTGGGTTGAAAACACCGGTGCAGCACTTGTCGCGCTGACAACCGCTGTCGACAAACTGCCGATGATCTTGGCAAACGTCGAATTCAAAGATCAGGACATCACAACCGCTTACACAAGCGGCGACACCGGTGTCGCGATCTATGTTCAGCCGAACGATGTTGTCGTTTCTGCGATGGCCGCCGCGACATATGCAAAGGGTGATCCCCTGACCATTGCCGCCGCCGGTCGTTTGGCAGCCGCCGCAACTGGAAACCCGATCGTCGCCTTCTATGATGGCGTTGCGGGTGCCGTTGGCGCTGGCGATCTTGCCGACGTTATCGTCGCCAATTCTTCAGCCAAAGCATAAAGGAGAGTCTGAAAATGCTTCGTTTCACACCACAACAGACCGCCTTCGTCTTGAACAGCCGTCGCAGCTTCAACGCTTCGCAGGCTGCTATCGCCGAACGCTTTGGTCTTCAAAACGGTCAAGATATGATCGGCAACGCGCTTCCATTGCCCAAAGATGTTTGGGGTGAATGGGATCGTGAAGCCGTTGCCTTGCAGCGCACGTCGCTTGCGGTTTTCAATGACTTGGCCGCATCGGTCGCCATGCCGATGGATATTGGCAAACTTGTGCATCACTTCCAGACAGTGAGCGACAGCGGCGACGCGACCGTTTCACTTGATGGACGTTCCAAAGGCCGCACTGATCAGCCTGTCATGGCTTATCACGGAACCCCGCTGCCGATCACGTCAAGCCCGTTTTCCTACGGCTGGCGTCAAGTTCGTGCTGCGGCTTCTGAAGGCTTCCAACTGGACGCAGCCGGTCGCGACAACGCGAACCGGACTGTTGCCGAAACGCTGGAAACTTTGACCCTTGATGGCAATGCGAACATCGTCGTCGGCGGTGATGCTCTTTACGGTCTGCGCACACATCCGAACCGCAATACCCGCACAACCGGCATCGCCTTGAATGGCGCTTCCGGCGCACAATGGGTCGCGGAAATGAACGCAACTTTGAAGCTTCTTCAAGACAAGAACTTCCGCGTTCCGGCGACGGTTTATGTGAATTGGGCCGATTGGCGCTATGCACAAACGACCGACTTCAAAGCGGAATCAGACAAGACGATCGCGCAGCGCATCATGGAAGATGGCATGATCCGCAACATTGTTCCCGCCGATAGTGTGGCCGCCGGTCAGATCATCGCAGTGATCAAAGATCGTCGTTCTGTTCAAATCCTGAACGGAATGCCGCTGACCAATCGCGCACAATTCCGCGCAAATCCAGAAGACGACTACAACTTCGTTTCGATGGCCGCCGCGTCGCTCGAAATCAAGTTCGACGCCGACGCAAATTGCGGCGTCGCAGTGTCATCGCTATAATCTAGCGAAACAAGATCGAACGGGGCCGGTGATCTGGCCCCGTTCTTCAACCCGCAACATCCAGAAAAGGGAAACGAAATGAAACTGAAGATCACGCGCAAAGGCGTTTTCGAAGACGGCAAAGAACTTCCGGTCGGGACGATCGTCGAAGTCGAAGGGAACGTGATCCCTGTCGGCCTTGTCAACAAATGCATTGACACGAACGCGGCCCCTGAACCCGAAGCCCCTGTCGAACCCGTTGTTCCAAGCGCTTCTGAACGCCAGACGCTTTTGAAGAACGTTGCGATCATGCTTGATGCAGGTCAGTTCAAAGACGACGGCGCACCGAAAACCGCCGCCGTGAACGCTGAAGTCGAAGCTGACGCCAAGTTTAGCGCCGACGAAATCGCGCAACTATGGGCTGGAATTTCCGCGACCGTGGAAGCTGAACGCACGGCCAAAGTTCAAGGCTAAAACTTAAAGGGGGCGGGGCGGTTTTCGCTTTGCCCTTTTTCACACAAACGAACCTGAACGCATGGGGATCAGATGGCAGCGCCGGTATATCTTACAGACCTAGTTGACATCTACGCGGGCGCGGGAACGACGGCGGGTTGGTCTGCCATTGGCGGTGGCGCGTCGGGTCTGAACGCTGAAACCGACTATTACATTCAGGGGACGGGCTGCACGTCAAAGAACGCTTGGTCGAATGACACGAAGGGCATGATCTATAGCGGCGGAACGCAGACGGTCGCCGCTGGCAATGCTATCTTTCTTTGGATCACGCACCAGACAGCCAATTCG